CGTGGTGAAAACGTGGAAAAGCCTTTGCTCCTCTATTTGAAGGAGCAAATATTTATGAATGATGCCACGGATCCCGACCATACCGTGAGTGACCTTTTAACCATCAACAACAGGCAGTGGAAACCCATTCAAGTTCAGAGATGGGACTTTCTAAACCTTCCACACTATCGAGTAGTCCTACAACTATTCGATGGATATTAGGAGGGGTCATGGCTATCACGCCGATGCAAGTCAGATACAATGAACTGTTGGGATTTTTCCAATCATGGGTTCCGACCTATGGCCAATGTGACTTTTTCCTCTATGGTCAGGCTGCACCAAGGCAAAATAAACCCTATGTGACAGCCAACATAATGTCTAACGTGGAAATGGTTGGGACTGTCGAGCGCAGGAAGGACCCTATTACCGGTGCTGAAAAGCTTCGAACCCAATTAAATGTGGTTTGCGATCTTTTTGCATTCACCAATTCATCGGATAGGTATACCACTGCTGTAGAAGAAAACACCGCTTGGGCAATTATGCAGGAATTAAAAACCTCCCTGCGCTACCCAGTGGTTTACGATATGCTAACAGCAATAACTTGTCGGTTGCTGACTGAGGATACGGTGGTAGATACCACGCAATTATTGAGCACTACTTTTGAACCACAAGCTACTTGTTCGATAACTTTTAGCACTGTGGTAGGGGTGGCTATAGATAACGGGGAGATTGCAACCATAAATGCCGAAGGCACTATGGATGCAACAAACAATGATAAGATCATTGATGTATCAGTAACCGAATAAGGAGGAAGCTATGTCCATCCAAAACATAGTCAACGTACAAATTACACGGCAAACATCTGTACCTAGTAGGGCTGGTTTCGGAACGGGCGCTTTCCTTGCGAACGATACGACTTTATCCAACCCCACCAAGAGCTATGCAAGCTCAACTGAAATGGCTGACGATGCGGAACTAGCCGGATCTGTGGCATTGCTTGCTGGTCAGGCTTATTTCGGCCAACAGGTTTCACCACCTAAGCTAACAGTTATCAGACAAATAGCCGCCAACGTGAGTGAGATAGGGGCATTGATTTTTGATGCTGACTTGATCACTGACAACAGCATTTTGGTGACTGTCGATGGTACTCCTCTAGCTCCGGTGGTTTTTGCTACCAGTAATGCGGACACCCTGACAGCAATCGCATCGGCAATCGACGGTGTTTCAGAGGTTGCTTCTGCTGTGAGTAATGCCATCGATGGCATTGATATCACATTCAATGACTTCGTGGATCACACAGTCATAGCAGTGGTTACTCTTGGGATCTCCCAGGCAACTGCCCTTTACACTGTTTCCACACCAGCAGCAGCAGTTCAGACAATTGATGAGGCCCTGACAGCCGCTATCAGCTACAACAATGACTGGTACGGACTTGGGATTTACTCAAGAACTAAAGCGGATATCGAAACCACTTCGGACTTCATCCAAGGGCTGGGATCCACCAACCCAAAAATTTACTTTGCTCAAAATGCAGCCCCCGAAATTTTGGATGTTGGCGACTCCACAGATATTGCCTCCGTACTTCAGGCCAAGGCAGCATTCAGGACTTCAGTTTGGTACCACTCTGATGATGCTGAATACCTTGAAATGGCTTTGATGGGTGGTCAACTGCCATCCGATGCTGGCTCAATCACTTGGGCCTACAAAACCCTATCATTGGTCACTGTCGATACGCTCACTGATGGGCAGAAGTCCTCGGCCCATGGCAAGGCTGCTAACACTTACACCACTGAGGCGAGCATCAACATCACTGAAGAGGGTAAAGTCTCTGACTCCCCATTCGAGTGGATAGATGTTATCAGGGGTGTTGACTGGATCCAAGTCAATATGACTGCCGACCTGTTCACCTATTTGGTAAACAGTCCTAAGGTTGCTTACGACTCCCTATCTCTGGGAGCAATTAAAGGCATCGTCCAAAACAGGCTAACCATAGCTCAAACCCAAGGAATCCTATCTATAGATTCTCAGCCAGTCGTATTTGTTCCCGACTTGGCCGACATTCCATTGGCTGACAAAGGCAACAGGGTTTTAAATGGGGTTACCTTTACTGGAGTTCTTGCAGGTGCAATCCAGAAAATTAATGTTCAGGGTACTGTCACCCTTTAATAGGAGGCTATCATGGCTACTAAAGATTATGACCCGTATAAGGTCGCAATAACAATTAACGGCCAGATTGTGGAGGGGTATGCTGACGGTACTTTTATCTCTGTATCCCGGAACAACCAAACTTGGACGGTCCAAAGTGGGGCTTCAGGTGAGGCTGCCAGATCAAAATCCAATGATCGTACAGGTACCGTTGAATTGACTCTTATGCAAACTTCAGCTTTTAACGATGTCCTTTCCGGCCTGTTCTTTGCCGACGAAACGGGGACGTTGAATGCAGGTAAGTTTTTATTTACTCTAACCGACCAAAACGGATCAACCCTTTTAGGTGCTGACCAAATGTGGGTGCAACAACCACCTACGGTTGAGTATGGTAAAGAGCTAGGGGATAGGGTTTGGACTCTTGAGACTGGTAATTTATTCTTCTATAACGTTGGTGGTGAGAATGACACCTTCGACAATGTGTAACCCAGGATTTTTAATAAATGCGAGAAGCAAAACAAATTGAACTTAACGGGCGGAAATATCTAATCGGTCATTGGCAGGTTGATAAATCCCTCAAAACTTTGGTGTGGCTGACAAAAACTTTTGGTGAGGGATTTGTTTCCCTCTTCACTTCCTCTGTAGGTACCGACTTCCTCATGGGAGGATCGGAACCAGTTGAGGGTGAAACTCCTGCAAAGGAAACATCCCAAGAGGATGAAGCCCAAGTGATCAAGGATTTTGTCAGCAGCATAGTCGATAGGTTAGACGAAGATGCCTATGTTAAGTATGCTAAACACATCGTCGAAGGTGTTAAAGTTGGGGGTCAGTCCATCAATTTCAACCAGCATTTTATTGGTCGGATGGGTGAACTACATCACCTAATGTTTGAGGTATTAAAACTTCAGTATGCAGATTTTTTGGGAGGCGGCCAAGAAAGCGATTCATCCGAGGGTTAGATCGTGAATTTAAAGTTGGCCGATCAAACATTGATACCTATAAGTGGCGACCCATTCTCGAAGGGGTTGCCACTCTCCATGAGGTTGACACCTATTGGACCATTTGTGACCTGGCTGATGCAAATGAGGCACTAGACATTAAAGCTGATGCTGAAGCCTTTTATGCCAGATAACGGAGGCTGACGCATGGCTAAGATAGTTAAAGAACTGGTAACAAAGTGGACCTACAAGGTTGATGCAAAGCAACTGGAAAAGGCCACTAAGAATATAATCAAGCTCAAGTCTAAACTCCTTGAAGTCCGAAAATCCTCCGTCACATTTGGAAAGCAAGAACGTAACCAACTCCGTACCGTAGGTAAGGGTTGGCAACGTGCAACCATGCAAGTTGATCGCTACCGCAGGGCCAAGATTAAAGCCAATAGAGCTACTGGGGCCGGCGCTGGTGGTGGTGGAGGAATGTTTAGAGGTGGCAATAGTGGTAGGCTGGCAACCTTGGCCTCCACCTTAGGAGGCGGTGCTCTAGGGGGCTTGCTGGTTGCTGGTGGTGGCTTGGCAGGAATAGGAGGATTGATCGGGGCTGGATCGGTTATGCTAGCCGGTCGAAGAGAACAATCCACTGCCTCCATAAGTGGACTACTGGGCGAGGGTGGGAAAGAAGGGCCTAAGACTTCTGGATTGATGAACCAACTGGATACGTTTGCCAAGGGAACCCCGTTCCAACTTGGGCAACTAAGGGAACTTTCCTCGGTTCTTCTAGCCGGTGGTTTTGCATCCAACGAAATAGTTGATTCCTTGCGGGTGATGGGTGACGTAACCCGAGGCAATAACGATAAATTAAACCGAATGCTTTTCAACTTTGTCCAGGTTAAAACCGTGGGTAAGGCTAGTGCCATTGACCTTAGACAGTTTGCTATGGCTGGTATTCCCATATTCGCTCAACTCCGAAAACAGTTAGGTAAGTCGGGCGAAGAACTAGCGGACATGACTCGTAAGGGTAAAATAACTTTCGAGGTTATCAAAGAAG